TCAATCCTCAATCCATGCTCGATGCATTTTGGTTTCCGAAAAGAACTGGCTCGGAAGGGTCAAGTGTATCTCAACTAGCAGGAGGTCAGAATTTAGGCGAATTAGCTGATTTAATGTACTTTATCAAGAAGTTATATAGATCACTTAAAGTACCAACCTCAAGACTTGATCCAGAAGATGCATTTAGAGATGGCTCTGAGATCTTACGCGAAGAACTAAAATTTGCTAGATTTATTATAAGACAGCAACAAAGATTTGCATCAGGAATTAAAAGAGGTTTTATTACTCATCTTAAGTTTAAGGGACTTTGGGATAAGCTTGATTTAAACGAACAAAATATTGAAGTTGTCTTTAACGTTCCGACTAACTTCTACGAGATGCGAGAGAGTCAGCGACTCGAACAAAAGGCAAATAACTTTACTAGTATTGCATCTAATGAGTTTGTCTCAAAAACATATGCACAGAAAAAATATCTCGGATGGAGAGACAAAGATATTCTTGCTAATAGAGAGTTTTTACGTAAGGATGCTGAGTTGCAGTGGGAGCTACAACAAATTTCAGCTCTTGGACCTGCCTGGAGAGAACAGGTTATAGCGCAAGATATCTCAGGAGGTGAAGCTGCAGGTGGTGGAGAAATGGGCGGTGGTGGTCTAGGCGGCGGTATAGGAGGAGCAGGTCCTGGCGGTACACCTCCTGAATTTACAGGTGGTGCAGCTGAAGCGGGCTCACCACCTGAAGCGGGTGCAGCTCCTACTCCGGGAGCCACGCCTCCAGAAGCCCCAGCTCCAGCAGCATAATGACTAAATATAAATATGTCTCTAGCTTGTGAAGTATTACCTGTATCAGCATTTCAGTCTACTAATTTAAATAATAGATTAGAGACGTACGGTGATCTTGGGGATAGAATAAAAAGATCTCTAGGTTATCCTCTAATAACTTTAGAGATACACCAAGATCAGTTATTTCAAAACATACAAATAGCTGTAGAGTATTTTTCTAAATTTGCAGGCTACACTCAAGAGTTTTTAGTATTCGATTCGCAGCTATATGAAAAAAATAGAGGTATCAGATTAGATCACTTATTTACCTTAGCTAAAGCAGGTCTTACAGATAAGCAAAAGATCTCTAATAAGCCTGTTTGGCCTGGAGCAGATTTTACAGTTGAAACACCTCAGACAGTGTTTATAAGTACCTCAGCTTTAACATCTTCAGTATTTTCTTCTTCATCATCTTTATCTAGTGTTTTTGATGTAGGGTTACCGGAATTTGAAATCGTAGACAAAACTCTATATAGCTCAATTACTTCCTTTAACAGTAGCTTAAGCAGTGTATTTAGAACATCCGTTAAACGTGGTGTATCACTACAAGCTCAAGACACTACTGCTGTAGAGTACTCTAACGTATTTGACTATGATGTAATGGATTATAGAAAAGTTATATCAGTAACAGAGTTTGAAGAGGGCTCTAATCAGGGTGTAAATACTCTGTTTACTTTAGAGCAGACACTAGCTCAACAAACATACTTTAGTTATGCTATGGGCAATTACGGTTTTGATCTTGTGTCTTGGTATACTCTTAAAGAATGGTTGGATACAAGAGAAAAACTGTTAGCAATTAGGAGAGATCTTAAATTTGATGAAAGAACCCAGTACCTACAGATGTATCCACAGCCAGGGTCGAGTAGGTTTTATGGAGTTGTTTCTTGTTATCTTGAAAGACCTATTAGAGATTTAGTAAAGGAGCAGTGGGTATATGAGTACGCTGTCGCTCTTTCAAAAATTGTCGTAGGTCGTGTAAGAAGTAAGTTTACAGGTGTATCTTTACTTGGTGGTGGATCTCTAAATTATGACCTGCTACAGGAAGGTCTTACGGAGAAGAAAGAATTGGAGCAGATGCTTCTTACAGGCGCATCTGCAGGATTTGGAGATGCAGCTCCTCCTTTGTTTTTTGTAGGGTAATATAATAAATGAATCTGCAAAAAAATAACAAATACAGGCAGGGCGTGTTTACTCCCGTTAATAAGAGTAAATTTTTAGGGGTTAGTGCTATATACAGATCAGGCCTTGAATTAAAGTTTATGAGATTTTGCGATAGTAATCAAAATGTTATAAAGTGGGGAAGTGAAAATGTAATAATACCTTACATATCTCCGCTTGATGGTAGAGCTCATAAATACTATGTTGATAACTTTGTAGTTATAAAAGAAGGTGATCAAGTTAAAAAATATTTGATCGAAATTAAGCCATCAAAACAAACAATACCACCTGTTACAAAATATAAAAAGAAAGAACATTTAATATACGAGCAATCGATGTATTTAAAAAACCAAGCTAAGTGGCAAGCAGCTACTGAATTTTGTAAGAGAAAAGGATTAGAATTCTTAATACTTACAGAAAAGCACCTAAAGTAATAGATTTTTGTAGTTAAACAATAAATATAAATATGGCATTAAAGCTTAACCTATTAGTGGAGAAACCAGCGTTGGATGATCAATTCGAATACGTTGTAGAGGAGTCAAATAGAAACACCCCTTCAACCTTATTTATTAAAGGACCGTACATGATGGCAGAGGGTGTAAACAAAAATAAAAGACTATATCCTATAGATGAGTTAAGACAAGAAGTTCAAAGATATAACGAGGAAATGGTTATACCGGGGAGAGCTATGGGAGAGCTTAATCACCCTGCATCTGCTGATGTTGATCTTGAAAGAGCCTGTCATATGGTTACAGAACTATATGAAGACAATAATGTCTTTTACGGTAAATCAAAAGTTCTTTCTACTCCTTGTGGTATGATAGTTAGATCTTTAATCAATGATGGTGTTAAGGTAGGTATGTCGTCGAGAGCTTTAGGAACTCTTGAAGAAGGTGCGAGTCACAATGTTGTGAGAAATCTTAAATTGGTAGCAGTAGATTGTGTAGCTGATCCTTCATTTCCAAAGGCTTTTGTAAATGGTATATTAGAGTCTAAACAATGGGTAGTTGCTGAAAACGGCAAATACGAAGAAGTGTATGAAAACTTTGCTAAGTCTATTAGTAAGCTTCCGACTAAGGGAGTTGATGCATTTTTAAGAGAACATATACTAAAATTCATCCGTTCGATATAAATAATAGTATGTCTAAGCAAAAAGCTAAAAAAGATTACGACCGGGATGGTAAGGTTGAATCACCTGTTGAGGAGTTTAAGGGATCAAAAGATAAAGCAATTAAGGCTGCTAAAAAGACCAAGACTAAAAAAATTGTTAAAGAGTCAACTGATATAAAAAACTTTATTACGTCAATTTCCACAAAAAAATATGCACTTGCTCATAAATATTTAAAGCAAGTAATAGAAGATAAGATTAAAGCTAGAATATCTTCTTCACTTAACGAACCACTCTTTTAACTATGAAAGTATCTACACTAATAACTGACGAAGCAAAGAAAGTTTTAACAGAGGAGTCTCTTCAAGCTATTGAAGAAGCTTTTACAAAAAAGCTTGATCTTACTGTTGAATCTGCACTTGCTCAACAAGACGATCTTTATGCAAAGAAGTTAAAGCAGCTTATTTCCGCTATTGATAAGGATCACACAACAAAATTAAAGAGAGTTGTTGAATCTATTGATAAAAATAACACCGGTAAACTAGTTAAGGTAGTTAAAAAATACGAAAAAGAGCTTACTAACGAAGCTAACAGCTTTAAAGAGACTCTCGTTGAGTCTATTTCTAATTACTTAGAAGAATTTATTGAAGAAGCTATTCCTACTGAAGCTATTACTGAAGCTACCAAAAACAGAACAGCTAGAGAAGTTCTCGGTAATCTTCGCAAGGTCCTCGCTATTGATTCAGCATTAATGAGTGAGTCAGTACAAGACGCTGTTGTTGACGGTAAGAAGCAAATCGACGAGCTTTCTAAGAAAGTTCAAGATCTTTCGAAAGAAAATGCTCTCATTAAAGAAAGCTACTACAAGACCAAATCAGCTCTTATTCTCGAATCAAAAACATCTGGTCTCTCAGATAAGAAGAAAGAATATATCAAAAGAGTTCTTGGTGATAAGACACCTAAGTTTATCGAAGAAAACTTCGATTATACACTTAGACTCTTTGATAAGAAAGAGCAAGAAAGAATTAATATCATTAAAGAGCAGGCGTTTAATGAAAGAAAGGTAAAAGCTGATGCTCCAGTAATTAGAGAGTCGACTCAGCCAAAACAATCACAAGATTCTAACCCTTATATCACAGAACTTCAAAGATATAAATAAATTTTCACCCTGAACAATGAGGTCTTAGTGACCTGAGTTTTTTTGAAAGGAAATTAAAGCAATATGAAAATTCGTCCGACACAATCATTTGTAGATAGATCAAGAGCAGAAGCACTACTCGAAAAGTGGGCTCCAGTTCTTAACTATTCTTCTGATTCGGTAAAGGAAATTAAAGACGAAAACAGCCGCTTGAATACCGCTATTCTTCTTGAGAACCAAGAGCAATGGTGCGTTCAAGAGTCCAGTCAAAGCAGCGCATTCGGTGGTAACGCAGGTGGTCAATACAATCCAGGAACTGGTGTTGTAAACTCCGGTGACACCTATGCACCGCAAGACGCTCGTCTTCCTAAGATCCTCATTCCGATGATCCGTCGTACCTTTCCTGAGCTTATCTCCAACGAGATCGTAGGCGTTCAGCCTATGTCCGGTCCAGTTGGTCTCGCTTTCGCTCTTCGTTATCAGTATAACTCACAAGGCCTTGCACAAGGCATTGACGGTATTCCCGGAGTTCAAGGTGGCGCAGGTAATACTCCCGGTGCAGGTGGTGCAAACCTCTATAACGGCAACACAGAGCTTGGCTACCAATTCCTCGACACACGTTTCACTGGTTCGTCTTCATCAAGACTTTCTGGCGGAGCAGGTGGTGCTTGGTCATTTGCTGCACAAGATCAGGGCGTTGCTCAGATCTTATCAGCGTTTGAAATTACCGGAAACATCCCACAAGTAGAGGTTAAGTTTGAGAAGACCGCTGTTGAAGCTGGTACTCGCAGACTTGGCGCTCGCTGGTCCGTTGAATTAGAGCAAGACCTTAAGAACATGAACGGTATCGATATCGATGCTGAGATCACAAACGCTATGTCGTATGAGATCCAAGCAGAAATCGACCGTGAAATGATCGTAAGAATGATCCAGTCCGCACTTAACGGTGGTCCAGGCGCTGGTTACTCATTCTGGTCCCCTGCTTCTGCAGACGGCAGATGGCTCGTTGAGAGAAACAGAGACTTCTATCAAAAGCTTATCATTGAAGCAAACAGAATCGCTGTTCGTAACAGACGCGGTGCTGCTAACTTCATCGTTGCTACACCACGTGTTTGCGCGATCCTTGAGATGCTCCCTGAATTCCAGTGGGTACCTGTACAAGGTGACGTTTCAACACAACCAGTTGGTGTTGCTAAGGTAGGCTCCGTTGGTGGAAGATTCTCGGTATATCGTGATACCCGTACAGAAGTACAAAATACTGGTGTTTATGGAAGTGGTCTTGGCTACTCCGGCGGCACATCTGGTATTGAGTACGCTCTCCTTGGTTACAAGGGTTCAGAGTTCTACGATACTGGTATCATCTACTGCCCTTACATTCCTATCATGGTACAGAGAACAATTGGTCCGAACGACTTCGCACCACGTGTAGGCTTGCTTACACGTTATGGTGTCGTTGATAACATCTTCGGTGCTAACCTCTACTACCACGTTGTTATTGTTCAGGGATTAGGTACCGCGTTCTCGCCAGCAGCGCAAAATGTCTATTTTTGATAGATAGTTGCGTTAGGTACAACTAAACTTTAAATGGCGGGGGCCGAAGACCTCGCCATTTTTTTATATAAAAAGATATGGAG